CGCGGTCGCGGTCGGGGTCGCGGTCGTGGTCGGGGTCGCGGTCGCGGTCGGGGTCGTGGTCGTGGTCGTGGTCGGGGTCGGGGTCGGCCTAGGAGAGCAGCGATTCAACACTTCCACAACGGACGGTCACTGATCATGGACGCCTACCTGACCATCGCCGGGGCCGAGTACGTTGTCGGCTACGACTACAAAATCACAGCTGACGCGGTTGCCGAGCAGGGACCGTCCTATGCGAGCGGTGGCGAGCCCGCATCGCCGATGGAGTATGAGGTCGCGTTCATTGATCTGCGCAAGGACGATGGCGGCGGCAAAGAGACTCCCGTCGATTGCCCCGCGTGGCTCAAGGCCGAGATCGAGAACTGGCTTTACGAGGATCCGGACGGGCAGATTTACGCGGCAATCGCCGAGGACGCAAGCAACGAGAACCAGCACGCAGACGATTTGCGCGACGAGCGGGAGGAGGCTCGGCGCATTTGGGGGGCAGAGGAATGACCACGGCTCAAATCGTTTTGGCGATCATCGCTGCGGCGATCGCCGGCCTCAATCTAGGCTTCGTCGCCGGCTGCGTGTGGTGCGATTGGGCGCGGACAAACCGCGCGGACGAACCTGAAAACTGGACTGGAGCAGAGTGATGAAATTTCTAGCTTTTGACGGCAAGGTTTTTGAGTCGGTCGAGGAATGCGCGGCGCACGAGGCCGCTCGACCGGAGGCCCGCGTCGTCGGGCTGACCGCCGACCAAGTCGCCGCGGCGCTTGCGCGGACCGACGCCGACCTAGCCGACGCTTTCGAGGCGCTGGGGGGCAAGATCGCTCGCGCTCGGCGCGAGAGCGGCGACCTCAAGCGGACGCGCAAGAGCAACGGCGCGGCTGAGCCGGAACACGAAGCCGCGGGCGTCCCGTTGGCGCCGGGGGCCGCGTCGTGAGCGACCTCGCGCGCGACCGCTTCATGAACTCGCTCCGCATCCTGCACTCGATCGACGAGCACGAACTGGCCTCCGTCGGCGTGAAGTTCGGCGAGTTCGGCTTCACGTGGGAAGCGTTCCGCGACAACCCGAGCCGCGCGCTGATGATGGCGAGCGACTACACCGCCGACCGGATTTGCACCATCATCGAGCGCCGCCAGCCTGACCGGCTGAAAACGGGAGAGACAAGGTGACCGAGGCTGAACGAGCCGCCCTGAAATGGCTGCGCGACCACGGGGGCGATGGCGTGTTCGGGAAAAAGGCCGTTGTCCTGGCCGGCGGCGAATGGGCTCCGTTCATGCGGTCAACGTGGAATGCTCTGCGCGATTCCGAGTTGGTAGAGTTCTATAGACCGCCAGGCGGCGGCGGAACCCGGCTGCGCGTGACGCCGTTTGGCGCGACGTTCGACTGCGGCAAGACGAACGAGCGCCGCACCATCGAGAAATTGGGAGGACCATATTGACCGATCCCCTACGCCTCGCCGCCGGCTTGCATCCCGCCGTCGCGCCGGCCGATTATCACGCCGACTGTGCGATCGAGCCGTCGCTGTCGAGTTCGCTCGCCAAGGTGCTCGTCGCGCAGACGCCGAAGCACGCATGGCTACAGCATCCGCGGCTCAATCCGAAGTTCAAGCCGGAGGATGACGACAAGTTCGCCCTTGGCTCGGCCGTCCATGACTACCTCGCCGGCGGCGCGGCGCGCATCAAGATCGTAACAGGCTTCAAGGATTGGAAAAAGGACGCGGCGCAGGAGCAGCGCGCGGCCGCCCGCGCCGCCGGGCTGATCCCGCTCCTGACGCACCAGTTCGAGCAGGTCATCGACATCGCCGCCGTCGCTAAGGAAACGGCGGTCAAGGAGGGGATCAGCCTCGGGATGCAGGAATGCGTCCTGATCGCCGAAGACAAGGGCGCGTGGCTGCGCGCGATGATGGACAGCTTCGCGCCGCCGTGGATCAATGATTGGAAAATTAGTAAAATCAACCTCGCCAACGACGCGGCGCTCGCGCGGCACATGGTTGACATGGGCTACGACATGCGCGCGGCGTTCTACATCCACGTCGCCGAACTCGTCTTCCCCGACCTGGCGGGCCGGATCAACTTTCGCTGGTTGTTTCTCGAGGAAGACGAGCCCTTCGGCCTGCGCATCATCGAAGCGGACGCGACGATGCGCGAGATGGGCCGGCGCAAGATGCAGTATGCGATCGACATCTGGCGCGAGTGCCTGGGCAACGGCAGGTGGCCGCATTTCGAGAACCTGCCGCGGCGACTCGCTTATCCCGACTGGAAAGAGCGGGAATGGCTGGAGCGCGAGGTCGCGCCTACGAGCGTAATGGGCCCGGTCGAGATGCTTGGCAGGATGGATGGAGGACAGCTTTGACCCGCACGTTTGACGACCAGCCCGCCGTCCGCTCGCACGTTCCGCTGTTGGTCGGACTTATGGGACCTTCCGGGAGTGGCAAGACTTTCTCCGCGCTCCGCGTCGCGACCGGCATCCAAAATGTTTCGGGCGGGGAGATTTTTGTCGTCGACACAGAGTCGAGACGTGCGCTTCACTATGCGGACACGTTCAAGTTTCGACACATTGCGTTCGGCGCGCCGTTTGGTTCGCTCGACTACCTCGCCGCGATGCAGCACTGCGTCAACAAGGGCGCCGGCGTCATCGTCGTCGACTCGCTCAGCCATGAGCACATTGGCATCGGCGGCTATCTGCTGACGCAGGAAGCCGAAGTCGAGCGCATGGCCGGCGACGACATGGCGAAGCGTGAGCGCGTCAAGATGGCGGCGTGGATCAAGCCGGCCAAGCTGCGCCAACAGTTCATCACCGGCCTGCTGCAACTCAACGCCAACTTCATCTTCTGCTTCCGCGCGAAGGAGAAGACGAAGCCGGTCAAGGGCGGTCAGCCGATCGAGATGGGTTTCATGCCGATCGCCGGCGAGGAACTGCTGTTCGAGATGACGGTGAACTGCCTGCTGCTGCCGAAGGCGGGCGGCGTCCCAAGCTGGCGCAGCGACCACGTCGGCGAGAAGCTGATGATGAAACTGCCGCAGCAATTCGAGCACATCTTCGCTGAGGACAAGCCTCTTGACGAGACGACGGGCCGGCTCCTGGCCGAGTGGGCGCGCGGCGACGTGCCGCCGGCCATGCAGGCGGACATCTCCGCGCTCCTGGCCGAAGGTGACGCCGCGGCGTCCATGTCGACGCTTGCCCCGCTGGAGGCTTTCTGGAAGGCGCGGACGAAGGCCGAGCGCGACGCCATCGGGCGGGCGCGTCTCGATGAATGGAAGGCGCGCGTCGCCGCGGCGGCGACTGAGCAGGAACAAGCACCATGACCCCCTCGCTTGATCCCGCCGCTGTAGAACGCGCGGCGGAAGCGATGGCTCCAATTTGGGGCCTTATGAACCTCTATGAAGGCTTGGACGATGAGCGGACGGTCTTTGTGCCGCTTGGGATGCTCCGTCGAGCGCGGCATATGCTCGCGTCCGCCATACCCACCGGTCGGTGCGATCGCCCGGCTAGATCGAGGGAAGCCCAGGAGATTGGCATGAAAACCATTTACATAGCTTTGGTTGCCTTAGCTTTCGGATTTGGCGTTATCATAGATCATTTAGGCGCTTCGTTCTTTGCGCCTGAGCCGGCTCACGCGAGCATTACTGCCTATGGAGGGTCTGCCACGTTCTGCTTTTACGGTAGCGACGGAAATCCGATTCTTCTTGGACTAGCGGTTGACTCTCAAGTCGATGAGGGATCAACCGACATTCTTATCGGTAGCAATAAGGGTGCCTTTAACGTGACTGGCGCCTTTTTCGGTGACTCTGACAACGATGGTCCAATTGGTCATGTGTCTTTTAGCGATGGAGCCTTTGTTATTCGATGCCAACCTAGCATAGAAGCTTACAATCCGTAACTAACCCCTCCCTTATGTCCTTGGGGCAGGTGCGATCTGCCCCAAGTGATAAGGAATGGAGACTATGATCATGGATAACTTCTACAACTCCGCCGGGGCATTCAAGCTCGGCGACTTCGTCCAGAAGAAATCCGGATCATCCTGGCGCGGCAAGGTCGTCGGGTTCTACGCAACCGACATGACCCCGCGCGGCTACTGCGTCGAGTCGACGAACGAGCCGGGCAGTGTGCAAATCTATCCCGAGACCGCGCTGGTTGAATGGAAGCCGGAACTGTCCCACCCCTCCGCCATCCGCGAGACGGTGGAAGGGGAGAGGGCCGCTTGTCTTGCCGCTGTAGGATTTTCTGCGTGGCGGCACGAAGGCATGGACTCCTATTCGCAAGGTCTCGACGAAGGCGCTCGCAAACAGCACGCGGCCTGTTACGAAGCCATCCGCGCGCGGGGAGAGGAGAAGGGCCAGTGACAATCGGAGGACCTTGGGATGCAGACCCCGACTGGTTTGCAAAGAATGGCTACGCTTGGTCAGATACTGCGGGCTGGTATCTCCCCGTTACCACGCAAGGCGGATTTCACGCTAAGATTGACCCCCGCGACGCCACCATCACCCACCTCACCGCCGAGCTAGAAGCGGCGCGGGCGGAGAATGCGAAGCTGGTCGAGAGCAACAAAGACCTGCTTCTGGCGTTGGAGCCGTACATCGTGAAGGCCCCGACCACAGGATCGAGCATCAACCCCCCACCCACGGAGCAGCCAAAATGAGCGAATCAAAGCTGAGCGATGCCCAGATCAAACACATGGTTGACCGCTTCCTGTCGTGGAAGTTGCCCAACAATTTCAGTCCCGATGCGGGGGTTAGCTTCGACCCTTCCGTCTCATGGCCTTGGCCAACCGGAACTAATTTGCTCGACGCGACGCAGGCCGACGCGATGATTCGTCATATGGTCGAGGGACTCCCCGCCGAATCCCCCGCCCCGACCGACGCCGCGGCGCAGAAAGAAAGCTTCGTTCGCGGCGAGATGGGCATGGCGGCGGCTGATCGAGCGCAGACGACGCTGAAACGGCCGCGACCAGAAGTCACGGTGCTAACCGGCGTCGCGGCGAAGCTGAGCGAGCGGTTCGCTGCGACTCTTGAAAACGAACAATCTAACGCGCAGGGCCTCGATGAGGGGCCGTCTGCTATACTGATGGGCCTTAGCCGCGCTGATCGGCAGGCTATCCTCTCCGCCCTCCGCGCCCTTTCAATTCAAAAGGAGTGAGCAGATGGTTTTGCTTGTACAGGTCCACGCCAATCCGCGCGAGGCCTACGAACTCATTCAAGTTTTAGAAGCTGAAAACGCCACCCTCCGCTCGGCCGTAGCGACGGCGAGAGAGGCGCTGTTGAAGATTCGGCCCAAGTGCTGTGACGGTCCATGCGAGCGCGGTCAAGACCTTGACGACGGCACCTGCACGCTGACCAACGAAGTCGATTCCGCCCTCGCCGCCCTCGACGCGGTGACGCCAAGCAAGGGAGAGTGAGATGAGCGAGGAACCACGCAAGACACTGAGCGACGGGACGCAGATTTTCCCGGCACACAAAGAAATCGTCCCAGAGACCGGTCAGCAACGCGGCTACGTTGTACTTGCCGAAGAAGAGCGCACCAAGGGATTTGTGCGACCCGTGCGGCGCTCCTATGTTCACCTAAAATGCGGCTCAGTCACGACGATGGGTTGGGCGCTCGCCGAGACTTATGCGCGTGAACCGTCCTTCTACTCGGGGACGTTTTGCTGCGGTTGTCGTGCGCACTTCCCGGTTGGCGAGGATGGTGAGTTCGTTTGGGACGGCACCAATGAGAAGGTGGGGACATGAAGGTACCGACGAAGAAAATCACGCCGTCACCGCGCCACATCGCTTTACGTGACAAGATGCTCGATATCATGCGGACGGACTTCGCCAACACCCCGGCTGAGGAGATACTGGCGATCTATGCCTACACGATGGGACAACTGATCGCCATGCAGGACCAACGCCGATTTACGTCAGTAATGGTCATGCAACTTGTCTCCGACAACATTGAGGCTGGCAATCAGGACGCTATTCGCGAGGTTGCCTCGGCGGGAGGAACACAATCATGACCCCTACCGAACGCGAGGCGCGGGAGCTATTCGACACGCTCGACGCATCCACTGGCCGCGTGTTGGGACGCGAAACAGCAATGCCGATCTTGCTAGCCGCCCTCACCCGTGCCAAAGCCCGAAGCCGGGCAGAGGGACTACGCGAGGCCGCAGAGATCGCCACCGGCGTCGATCAGGAAGACCCGACAGTGGGTAGTGTCTCAGTTTGCCGAACTGATATTTTCTGCTTGTCTCCGGGCATTCATAATTTATCGCGCAACCGCCACAAGCCGGAGGACGCCGCTATGAGCGTCACGGCTCAGCCTCTGCGACCTAACTGCTGTTGCGCGATTGCGCAGACGGAGTCAGGTGTAAGCATATGCCTAATTTGGCCACATCGTTTATCCGGAAGGCTTGGCCCCAAACGTTGGCGGGGGCTCTGATGGCCGCGCCGACTTATCTCACTCTATCCCCATATGCTGCGGGCATCATTTTTTGGGGCCTCGGGGCCCTCGGTGTCATCGGACTTGTCGTCGAGCTTTGGACTGAATTTCGGTCAAACGAGCCGAGAAATATGAAACCCACAGCAGCGCGAGTTGGTATTATCTTCGGCGCAGTAATTCTAGGCATAGCTGCGTGGTATTTTTGGCCGGTGCCCGTCCATTCGTCGTTTCGCACCACTTATGACAGAAATAGCGGCGAACTTGGGTGGCCTCTTAGATCGGCGATAAACAGCGCCGGATCTCCAAATAGCCAAGATAGCGGCGCAGTCGAATTATTTACTGATAATGCATTTGTAATATGGATGCAAAATCCTGGCATAATGTGTGCATTCGATCTTGAGTCAGGGAAACGTCACGTATGTACGACAGATGTATTTCATTCTGGATCAAAAGAGCCGGAATTATGGAACGAATCTTATGTTAAATCTCGCCTAAAGCTATCTAAATCTGATAGGTGGCCGCAAGGTAGCCTAGCGTTTGCTCAAATAAATAACAAAGACTGGTCTTGGATAGGAAAGAAAGTAAATCAATGTGATCTAGATGGGCGAAAAATATTCTATCAAGAGTTCCAGAAAGGAACTATATACGGAATATTTCGGGTTACTCCAGTAAATAGCGATGTATCTACAGGCGTGACATATATTATGTACCACGACGGAACGTGGTCCAGGGTATCCACGGGGCTGGCTGCTGACCCTTGCATTGGAAACTAGATCTCCTCCAACCGTAAGGCGCTGTTCAAAACCATCAGCCGCATCCTCGCCCGCGCCGCCGCTCTCGACGCGGCAGAGAAGGGGGAGGCCTAGCTTCCCTGCCGACCGCCGCGCCCGAGCGCCGCAATAGCCGTGCGTAGCGAATCCTGAGAGTCCCGGATCATCGAGCCCCAGCGATCGAGATCATTCTTGGTCGCCATATCAGAGCGGATCACTTCGATCTTGGCCTCGGTTGAGGCAAAGCGGTTCTCGATCTTCTTGTCCGTCTCGGCCAAGTGTTCCTTGGTGTCGGCGCGGTGTTTTTCGAGGTCGCTGCGCACGGTTGCCGCGATGATCTCGTTCTGCGCGCTTTTGCGAACGGAGTTGATGAGAGCGGTCGCGGCGGCGGCAAGGCCTCCACTGCTGAGAAGGGACACAGTAATCTCCCATGTCGACCAGTCGGTAGCAGCCCCAGCCATCTTAGCCCGCTTTCTCGCCTTTGATTTGGGGCAATTCTTGGTCCCTAATCTTGAGGTTGGTCAGGTAGAGTTCAATTGCGTGGTCCCTCATCGAGGGCGCCCGCGCGTGGATGATCGAACCGATCTCCGTCAGGCCGACGTTGTGCTTCCACATTGGCAATGGCGGGACCTCACAGATCGGGTCGCCGCAATTGTGGTAGGAGACTGCCTCCAGCGCCGTCTTGATAAGTCCAGGCGCCGTCAGATTCCCCATGAATGCGCCGCGCGGGCAACCGAAGGTGACGACGCGCATTGGGGCAATCTTGTGCTTGAGCGCGGCGAATACCGCAGCCATCACCTGCGCGAGTTGTGCGCCGAGAGAGTGTCCGGCGAAGATGGCGCGGCAGTTCGAGGGGAGGTCCTTCAACACGGCCTCGCACAGTTTCAACCCCCACAGTCCGAAGCCCTCGTGATACGTCCCGATGTAGGGGAAGGGTTTCGGCCAGATCGAGAAATCGATCATCCATTGCGCGAGGTTGACTGTGCCGGGGACAGCAACCACAAACTCGTCGCCGATCTTCGTCCCGACCGCGCGCACGTCGTTCCCGCACTTCCACGTCGCGGGGACGCTGTAGGACTGGGCGACGAGCGCGCAGATTTGCTGGTGGGTGAGCATCACTGTGCCGTTGGAGCAGGAGTGGGCGAGGCGACGGACCCCGTAATAGGCGCCGTCGGCGGGACAAGCGTGATGGCGGGAAGCTTCGCGCAGAAGGCGGGGAATACCGGCACCGTGATCCCGACGCCGACCGTCGCGACGGCGTTGGACGCCTCGGAAAACACCTTTTGACAGGCCGCGTTGTCGCAGATTTGATGGAACGCGGCGATTGTGATCCGCAGCCCCTCGACGTCCTCCGCGGCGTGGCCGGAGATCAGCTTCGGATGCACCTTGAGCACGGACATGAGCGTCTGGCCGGCGACCGCGCAGTCGTGGCCGTTGCCGTCTTGGATCGACGGGACGGCGAGCGATAGCGTCTCGGCCTCGTCGAGCCCTTGCTGGAAATAGTCGGTGATCGCCGTGAACAGGTCTGGCGCGGTCCCGTCCGCCATTGACGTACCTGACAGTTTCTTGTTGAGGCCGAGCGGGTCAATGATGGGGCCTGTTGCAACTGGCCTCGCAGCTTCGGCGGCTCGGACGATGGAAGGCGCGCCGAAGGCGAGAGCGCCGACGACCGTCGCGCCGACGAGAAGGGCGCTGGCGGTTTTCGCCGCGGCGGCGATGATCGTTGTGGCCGCGGTCTTCGTGGCCGTATCGATGGCTGTGTCATCCGCTTGCAACTTCGTCACCGCAGTGATGAGGGCGGAGTCCTTCGGCGCCAGCGGGCCGGGCGCGCTCGACGAATAGAGATGCAGCACGCCGTTGACCGCGTTGAAGATGATGTTCAGGAAGGCGCAAGTGCTGATGATCGCGGTTGCGACCGCCGCCGGGACGTAGGACGGGAAGGCGGTCGGGCTGAGAAAGGCAATGACGGAGATGACCACAGCCATCGCGCTGATCACCACGCCGACCTTCGGATTGAAGTTCATGACGGACTCCTTATGGCGCGCTCGGGTCTTCCGAGTCGGCGCTGTCGAGATCGCAGGCGAGAAGGTTGTTCGGCGTGGCGGGGCAGTAGATGCGCGCCTCGTCGTCGTGCTGCCAGATCGATGCGCCGGCGAAGCCGCTGGTCGTCGGATCAGGCGACGCGAAGGTCGAGCCCGTGACGGAATGAGGCGAAGTCGTGCGGACATGGAACGCCCAAATGCGGGCGTTCGGTCGCAGAGCCTTCACGGCGGCCGCAAACATGAACGAGGCGTAGACGCCCGGCCCGAAGCCGCCGGCGACGACCGCGTCAACCCACGCGCCGACGTAGCCTTGCTGCGCGACCCCGAACGGCGGGCCGTTCTCCAGATCGAGATAGACGAACGAGCCGGCGTCGAAGCCGGCCTGCGTCATCAGCGCACAAGCGGCCTTGCCATCGATTGCGCCCTGCGCCGCCGTGACGAGATGCGAGCCTGGACCGATCGTCTCCTGGCCGACATAGATTGGCGCGAGGCCCCAGCCGACGAGCCCCATGCCGCTGCCCTCTGCCGCCTTCATCCACGACGGGTCCTGATGGCTCGGCGCAGGCGAGAGATAGAACGCAGCCCAACGAAAATTCGTATTGGCGAGCAGCCATTTCATGACCGCGTCGCCGGGATATTCGGACCGATCAAAGCCTGCGTATCCCATGCTCACATCCTCATTGCCACACCATAGCAAACCAGCAGGGCGATTACGAGAAGCGTCCAACCGGTCCAATCAGCATCCGCCTGTACCGCCCGAATTTGCCGTGCATATAACGGACGAAGTGGGGACTAAATTTGTCGTCGCCGCCGTGTTGCCGTACCACATATTACCTGTCGCAACCGCATATGCTGGCGTTGCATTAATAAGCAAACAATCTCCCGTGTTTGAATAGCAGGTATTCCCAACAAAAGTTAACGATCCGTTGTCGTTATAAAATACACCGTGGTTTCCATTACCGGATATCTGTGCATTTTCAATTCTAATCGGGATGCCGCCTTGAGCGCCAATATATATCCCAGTAGAGCCGGCCGCGTCGAACCATCCATTAATGACGAGCGGTTGATTCATGCAGTGTGCGTTAAACAACGCGTTGTAATTCCCCGCGCCGCCATTTTCAAAATCAGCGTTTTGTCCAAAAAATATTTGCGTGTTCGGCGTCGCAAGTTCGCCAGTATCGCAAGAAAACCCGATATGGCTTAGCAGAGCTGCGCCGTCTATCCTGACGCCGCCCGCAAATCCTCTTGCAAAGTAGGCAACGCCAGTAGTGCAACGCGTTACAATCGTGGCTGCGTCGAAATATATCTCCGCTCCGTTCCAAAACTGAAGCCCGTTATCGCCGCATGAATTTACTGTGATTGCCGAAACGAGGTTCGAATTAAATCCGTTCCACGTCATCACGTCCCAAAGCGCGCCGCCGCCACTGGCGTCAAAAGACAGCCTATTAAAATCACATTGAACGCAATAGTATATGTATACGCTTGTTCCTCCAGTCTTAACTACCGATGATGTTACGGTGAACCCGGACAGATGAACGCCGTAAGTATTCGTGCCAGACGTTCCAAACGTCAGAATATTCGCCGTTGTCGACGTGCTGCGGATAATTGCGCACACGCCAGGGCCGAAAAGCGTGAACGGCCCCGCCCCGCTGTTTCCGACCCCGGAGTTTGTGTCATAAGTCCCGCAAGGGAGACCACAAGAGCGCGTCGCGATGCATGTGTTGAGCGCCGTCGTGCAATCGTGGCCTGCGGTTCCGCAAGACGGATCAGTCGCCTGCGGCGTTGTATAGTCTGCTGCTTGGCTAGCGCCGTTCCCCGGTTCAAAGTCGCTGTTTGTGGAGTTCCATGTCGGAACCTGACTAGCCGTGTACGTCGCGCCGGATTTCCACGCGAGGCCCTGGACCTTGGCGACGGTCGGGCCGGGGTATGAACCCGAGAGATCGCCGCCAGCCGAGCCGTTCGGCGGGAGCGCGGTCGGGATGTCGCCCTTCGTCGCGAGAACGCCAGTCCCCGTAGCGTCGGTCGAGAGCGTGCTGGAGCTGATCGACAGGTGCGTTCCGAGCGCGATGTCTAGCAGCGCAGAGCCGTTGACGTTTCCGAAAGCGGCGAGATGATTTACGGTCGAAGTCGCTGGGCCGACGACATTGCCCGTTCCGGTCCCAACTCGACAAAGCGGATTGAGGCCAGTCGAATCGAAGCCGAGGAAAGCATTCGAGCAAGCGGCCGGCGCCGGCAGTAGGCCGACGGTGTTGCCAGGCTGAGATTTGAGGTCCCGGCCTGAAACGTCGTTGACTTTGTCCCATATCTCGCGAAGCTGCGCGACAATGCCGGTGAAGGCGACGTTGAGATTGCGCGCCGAGACGCCCTGGTTTTCCGACCATTGCGACAGCCGCGCCGGACGCGCTGCGCCGACGATCTCGACCGTGCCGGTCTGGACGCCAGTGAAGGTCAGGACGGCGTCGGTAATGGGGCGAGAGATCGAAGCCAGCGCCCCGGTCGGCGACGTGATCGCCCAGCCGTAGGTCGGATCGTTGTAGGCGACCTGGACGCCGTTCAGGAAGACCTCGACCCAATCCTGATAGTCGGCGAGGTTGGCGTTGCCGTAGAGCGCGAAGTTGACCGCGCACGCGCACGTCGTGCCGGCGATCGTGTAGCTCGTTAGGCGCGGCGTGTCGGGCAGGGCCGGGACAACGGGCGGCGCCTGGGCGAATGCAGGGGAAAGGCCAAGCGCGAAAAGCGCGGCGATGGAAAGGCGGCCTAAGGTCTTCATGATGACCGTTTGCGCGCGCGGGGGATCCCTCGCAATGATCTTTGGCTTACGGCTTCGGCGGCGCGCCGGTCCACAAGGATGGATCATGGACGGGCGGTTTCAAGCCAAGGTGTTCGTCGAATCCCGCTTCGGCCTGATCGAGCAGCTTGCGGATCAGGAAGTGGTTTTGCAGGAACATCGCCTGACGGAGCTTGTGTGTGTCCTTGGCGGACCACGCGCCAAAGGAGGCGTCCGTCCCGGCCTGCGCGACGCCGTTGAGAAGCGCGAAGGTCGGCCCGAGCATTTCCTCGAGCGCGCTTTGAGAAGTGTGGCGAGTCAGCGGCCGATCGGCCCCAATACCCCGCCAGGCGTCCGTCTTGCCGCCGGTGAACTTGGCCTGCATGGCGTTGACGTCGCTCATCCAGCCCATCATTCCGGCGCGCGTGACGGCTTCCTTGACCCAATCCTGCGGCCGATTGCTCATCGCCTGGCCGGTTGCGAGGCTGTAGGCGGCGTAGGACAGGGCGCCCATGCCGAGCATGTGGAGAAGGCCCTGGAGCGTCCGGCCGTCTGCTTCCTGCAAATTAGAAATCAGGATGCGCTCTTGTGCGGCAAAAGCGAAGCCCTTGAACTGCCCGAGGAGCGCCATCGTCGGGTCGCTGAGAAACAGCGGCTTCTCGGCGCCAGGCGTGATGACGGCAATGTCGGCGTCTTTTTGGATTGCGGCCTCGAACGCCTCGCGCGCGCCGGCGTCTTTCCAGTCGGCAGTGTTGGGAACCTTGGCGTCCCCGACCTGAGTGAATCCGCCATCGTTGAACGACTTAGAGATGCGCCGCGCCATCGCCGGGTCAATGCCGGCGTGGGCCATCGAGCGAATGTCGCGCTCGGTGTGCGCGCCTTCCGCAATGCGCTCGGCCATGCGCAGGAACTCAGCGGACGCGGCCATGCCGGCGATCTGCTTGTTCATGTCCGTCCAAGGCGTGTGGCCGGTGACGATCATGGCCGTGTTGGCGGACGCGCGCAGGCCGCGCTCGAAGCGGTTGCCCGGCAGGTGGTTGTTGACGACGTCCCAAAAGAGCGACGCCGAGTGGCCGCTGACCGTGTCGACGCCGACGCCGATGTCCTTCATGAACTGGCGGCTGGCGGCGGAGCCGGCGTCGATCCGCGCTGCGCCCTTGATGAAGGGCAGGAAGCCGTCGCCCATGTAACCGAGCAGGCCGCGCCGCGCCGTCGCGTTCGCCATGTCCTGAAAGCGATTGAGCATCGACGTGCCGAGAAAGGTCCCGACGTTCCAGTTCCCCACGGCGCGCGCCACGCGGCCGAAGTTGCGCTGCGTCTGGTTCGTCGGCATTCCGTAGACGCCGCGGATGCGGTCGCGCGTCGCGGCAAGATCGCGGACCTCCGCCTTGCGCGAGGCGTCAATCTTTATCAACTTCTTGGCGTCCGTCTCCTTCGCCGCGAGGCCGTCGTACCACTCGTTGACCTTCTTGAACTGCTCGCTCATCTCGACGTCGCCGAACCGCTTCATCAGGTGCAGGTCCGGGATGATCGTGCGGAGGTATGCCGGGACGACATGCTCCATGTCTGTGTGGACATACTTCAACACGTTGGCCGTCGGGATGGCGAAGTCGCGCCCGTTGAGCGAGCCGCGCACCGGATTAGCCTCACCGTAGCCCAACTGCGGGCCGCCCGACGGCATGTCGTAAGGAAGTCGCCCGTCCGCGGCGGTGTTGATCCGGTTGCGGATTTCGCGCGCCAGGCTCATCAGTTCGTCCGGCGACATATCCAGCCGCTCGGACTTGATAATCTTGTCGATTGCCGCGTCGACCGCCTTGTCCGCGCCTTTGAGGCGGTCCTTTGCTTCCGGCCGCATTCCCTCAGCGGCCTCACGCTTCTTAAGCGCAGCGACAGCCTCGTCCGTCGTCTTGCCGCCCCAATCGACGATCTGTTCTTCCATGCGCGAGCGCAGTTGCTGGCGCTCGGCCTCCGCGTCCTCGCCAAGCTTGTTGTGCTGCTCGCGCAGATATTCGAGGTTCTCCTTGATCGAGACGTGGCGGCGCTGCTCAGTGTCCAGCCATGACGCGGTCGTGGTGTCGAAGCCGTTTGGGTCTTCGGCGATGGCGGCCTTGTTCCACACGCGCGGCGCGAAACCCTTGTCCCCCTTCGGTGGCCCGATCGCCTCCGCGATGACGGGGCGCCCGTCCTTGTCCTTCACGCTCTGCGCGAACTTGAGAACGGGATCGTAGACTTTGGCCGTGACGTCGCGCGCCGCTTTGGCGACCTCGGGGATTGGATGCTCGCCGCCCTGCGTCTGAGCGAGGTAGACCTGCTTTTTGAACTCGTCGAAGTTCATCTTACCGTCGTTGTTCCCGGTCAGATTTTCGACGGCGGCCTGCGCGCGCACGAGGATCGACGGGCCGGATTTGCCGCGATACTGCGTGAAGGCGTCTTCAAGAGCGTCTCGGTTGACCTGCTCGAACCGTATTTGCTGCATTCGCGAGATGCGGCTGATCGGGACTGTCCCGAGAGTCGAGGCGGTCTGTCCTTCCGCCGCCTGCGTGAATTTCAGCGACGTCTCGGCGAGGTCGCCCATCGCCCGCGCACCCGGCAACGAACCGTTGAGGAAGGTCCGGCCAGACGGCGACGCGGCGAGGCCAATCTGCCGCATGGCGTTGAGCGCCGCATCGCCGCCGGGGATCGCCGCGATGAGGTTGCGCACGATTGGCGGCAGGATTGGCGAGAGCACCATCGTCCGCTTGTCGGCCGCCGCGGCGGAAACGTCTTCGGCCATTGCGGGCGCAGCGCCGGGCGTCAGGTCGCGACGCATCGCCTCCAGGCCGTCGACCGCGCCCTTGCGCTCACCGCCCTCTAGGTAGCGCGCGCCGCCGCCGATGAGGCCCATCAGGAGGGTGTTCGTCGCGACGTCGGCGGCCGCCGTCTCTGGTGTCCGCGTGACCTGCGACGCCATCAGCGCGGTTTCCGAGACGCCCGAGCGAAGCGCGCCCTCGCCCGCGCCGCGCAGGATGCGCGCGCCAATGCCAAGCTCGGCGCCGGCCCGCGCCTCGCCCGCGATCGGGATGAACCATGACGGATCGAGCGCGCCGGCGGCGAGCGCCGCCACCGTGCCGCCCCAGCCGGCGTCGGCCAGCGTCTGCTGGTCCTTTTGCTCGGCGTCGAACTTCGTCATCCGCGCCGTCGTTTCGTCCGGGCTCGTGTCGCCGAGCGATTGGTTGAGCAACGGCTCGTACTTCGTTCCGACAAGGCGAGGGATTGGATCGTAGCCCGGCACCGGCGGAGCGACGGTCGGGCCGCGCGAGATTGCATCGAGCACCGAAGCGACCGGATTGTCCTGCCGGAACGCGGCGCCGATGACTTCGCTGTGCGTCGGCCCGACGAACGGGTCGGGCAGCATTGGCCCGAGCGGCATCCTACCGGGCGCCGGCGCCCCCTGGTCAAGCGGATCCTGCCCTTCGACGAAGGTCGGCATCAGCGCATGCTCCGAACTTCAATGTCTGGCGCCGGGGTGTTCCGCTCCTGTTCCTTCCGCGCGGCAAGATCGGCTTGGAATTGCGATGGATCAAATCGGTAGCGGAGCGGTGTGCCGTCGGGCTGCGCCAGCGCGGAAAAGCGGCCGTCAGGCTGTTGGACAACGACGGTGTAGGACGGTGGTTTGTGCGCTGCAATATCGGCCTGCGTCGTCTGGTCCGGGACGAGCGCGCGCGGCGCGCGGTAGGCCGCCATCGCCGCGGCGTCTTGCTCGGAGCCGCCATATTGCGGCAGCGCGCCAGGGCGGTCGAACGCTTGCACGTCGAGGCTCGAGTTGTATTGCGTCTTGATCAGCTTGGCGACGTCGTCGTCGAGTTGCTTCGCCATCCAATCGCGCGATCCGTCGACTGGCGGATAGTAACCCTCCGGCGCGTAGGCCATGACGCGGTTGCCGTTTGTCGGCGAGGTCGCAAATTTGATCTTGATCGCATTGGTCGCCGCGACGTCGGCCGCGTGAACGTCGCCAGACGAAGCAAACGCCTCGCGGTAGGCCGTCCCGTATTCGCGCCGCAGCGCCATCGAGGCGTTGGCCGCGCCGTCGGGATTGACAGGCGCTTGGGCGGTCGTGCCGAATGGCCCCCAGCCGGTCGAGAACTTTGAGACCACGGCGGCGGGCGTGAGCGCCTTCAACGCTTCGTCGGCGACCTTCTTGGCGTCCTCGATCGCGCCGGCTTGCGCCGGATCGTTGGCGCGCATCATGCGCTTCGCCGCCTCGGCGGGCGGATATTGGCTGAGCAGCGATTGCCAGACGCTGAGGTCCTTCACGCCTTCTTTGTACTCGGCGTCGAACGAAAGCGGGTTGCGGCGCGCCAGCGTGTCCATGAGCGAATAGGCGGAGTTCATCTTCGCCGGGTCGCCTGAGCGCGACATGCCGACGACGCTCTCCTTGAACGCGGGCTCGCGCGCCAGGCGGTCGAGATCGTCAGGCCGCATGTTCGCGGCGATCTGCGGCAGGACCTGCGCGGCCTGGGGACCCTGCAACAGCGCGCGCAATGCCGGCTCGTCGCCCTTTTCGAGCAACGGCGGCGGCGGCGTGCCGTCGAGCGCGCCGATGTGCTGCGACAGAACGCCGCGCTGAGCCAGCGCCTGCCCTGCCAACTCGGGGTGCGCAGGATCGATCGCGGCCGGCGTCGGCGTGCCGAAGCGGTTCGCCGCGGCGGTGTAGGGTTGCTCGGCCTGCAAGCGCTCCTGCTGCTTCGCCTGCGTCATCGCCGCGGTGGCGATCGCCTGATGGTAGATGTCGGGAGCGGCCACGGCGGCGGCGCGCGCTTGGTCCGCAAAGGCCGCGCGGTCCGGGCCGCTCATGCCGGCCGCGCCGAGCGCCGCCAGCTTGCCGGTCAACTCAGAACCGAGGAATCCAAACTTCGCCTTGTCGCGGTCGGCCGCCTGATAGACGAGCGCGATGGCGTCGTCGGACGGCTTGATCCCTGCGTCGATCGCCTTGAACGCGGCTTCGGCGGTTGCCTTGACCGTCTCTCCTCGGTCCTCCGGGTCTGCCGCGAGCGTGCGGAAATAGGCCGACAACAGGTAGGGATTGCGAGCGACGTCCGCCTGGCTGAACGGCATACCTCCATTGGCCGACGGAGCGCCCCCGGTCATGTTAACTTGCGCGCCGCCCATAGCTTTTGTCGATACAGCGAAGACCTGGGCGAACGTGCGAGCCTGACCTCCGGGACCGTAGAAAATGCTCGGGTTGGCCTGCGCCTCCTTTGGGAACATCGCTGCGGCGTTGCCATCTGGAGAGAATTGCATCGCCCGAAGGAACGACGGACCGCCAGTGCGGCCGAGGAATGCTGACATGCGCAGATTTGGCGCGGTCGTCGCCAATCCCTCATGTTGCAACACGGCAGCATTGTCCGCAGTAAAGGCGCGCATCGCCTGTTCCTGCTTGTCTGGATTGAAAATGTTGAGCGGCGTCAGGCCGAGTTCGGGATGGTCCTTCCCGACCTGGTCCCACGTTGGCGCCGTGAACTGGTAACGGCCGTAGGCAATAGGCGCGCCTGTCTTTGGATTATGGCTGACGGCATTGTCGTTGCCGCTGCTTTCTAGGCGGCGCGTGATGGAGAAATAGTCATCGCCGACCCCCATCGCCGCTGGACGCTGAGCAGACGGGAGCGCTGCGCTGGCGTTGAGCGCCGGCGCAACCTTGATCGCCGCCTGGAGCCGCAGCACGCTCGAATCGTCGCCGATCGCCTTGGCCTGTGTGATCGCCGAGCCGATCGCCGGATCATCGGGCCGCAACTTTCCGGTCGAGACCAGTTTCTCAATGTCGGTCGTCGTCTGGCGACTCGCCTGAATGGACGCCTGCTGATCTCCGGTCAGAAACTCCAGGTGCGCCATGCCGAAACGATAGAGCCGATCGCGATCGACCTCGCGCAGGTTTGGATTGTTGAGGACCGAGTCCGTCAGTTCCTTTTGCGCTTCGGCCTTGCTCTTTTTGTTGAACGTGTCGTCGATGTGCGCGACGACGCCCTCGCTCTGGAGCAACGCGACGGTGTTCTTCTTTTCGAGATCAATCTGGTCCTGCGGCGTCTTGAACAGCGGGTTTGTGCCAAGCGCGTCATAGGCCGCGTTGAGCTTGGCGACGGACTGCTTGAACTCCGGCGCGTCCGTTCCGCCAGGCTGCCGGGCGAGCGCGATCGCGGTGTTCTTCTGGTCGTCGATCGTCGCCAAGATCGACTTCTTGGAATTGTCGACGTCGTTCATCGCCGCCGCGTTGGTGATCGCGTCGAGATGCTGCGTGTAGAGGCTGCGGCCTTCGCGCAAGATTTCCTGGCCGGCGATCGAGTCGCCCTGGCCGGAAGCGATCTTGTCGAGGTGCGCCTGCGCGGCGGTCGAGAAACCCTGCGGGTCGAGCGGAAACTGCCGATGCAGTTGCGTCATGTCCTGCGCGGCAAGATTGCCCGCCTGGGCGACCGTGCCCGAGACGACCGCGCGCTCGTAAGCCTTGCCTGCCTCGCCGAAGATCACGGCGTTCGCCGGGTTGGCAACCTGGATCGAACCGTCCGGCCCGCGCGTCACCTTCTGCTGGTTGAGATCGGCCGCCGCCTGTTTCTCGGCGAGCGGCACGGCGACGTCGCTCAGGCCAGTGCTGAGCGTCTGGAGTGAGCGACCAAGCTCCTCATAGGGCTGCGCAACCTGGCCGGGGCTCAGGCCCCGCGGCTGCTGGCTAGTGACGACTTCCTTCGGGACGAGGTCGAGAAGTTCGGGCATGTCGTTCAGCCTCCCGCCAGCGCCGGCATTCCCGAGAATCCCTTGAGGATGTCGCCAAAGGCGCCAATCCCGCCGCTGAGCAGCGCCGTGCTCGACGCGCTGCGGAGATAGGCCGCGTTCGCCTGGTCCTGTTCCGCCTGCGCCATGATGCTGTCTACCTGAATGTTCTTGTTCTCGGTGCTGGTCGCTTCGACCGTGTTGCGGACGGCCGCCCCCGTCGGCGAGGTCGGGTCTGTGCGCGCCGCCGCGCGGACGGCGTCGATGTTGCCGAGTGTCTGGTTGAGGTTGCGAGTCAGCGCCGCGTTGGTCTGGACAGCCTTGAGTTCGCCGTATTGCGCAGCCTGTTCCTGTTCGTCGGCTTGGTATTTGTCAGCGTTGGATGTGCCGATTCCTTGGACTATCGAGCCGGCGGCCTGGAAGATGCTAGCGCCTGCGGAAGCTGCTTGTCCCATTAGAGGCTGGCCTCCAAACCAATTTCGTGAACGATCAAAGGCCCCGGCACATCCTTAATCACGGCCATGCGCGGATCGTAGGAGCGGCCGAGCGGGCGCCAGCGATAGGCTTCCTCGCGCAGCGGCGGCGCGGCCTCGACATTGTCGCCGATGTTCCACGTCGTGACGCGGAACGTGTTCATGACGGTCCCGAGCGCCAGGCCGGCCGCGGCGGTCGCCGGCGTGATCGGCCCACTGAACAACCGCGCCATCAGGAAGCCGGTCGAGTTCGAAACATAGACCGCCATGCGCGACACGCGCCGCTTGAACATGCGCTGATGCTGGCTCGGACCGGGCGGCGCGTCGGGGACAAACGGCTCTAGCACGGAGGTCCACGGCTGTCCTGCGACGAGCGTCGCGCTGGACAGATTCTCGCCGCCGTTGAACTGCGGAATGATATTGCCGTTCACATCGATATTGTAAGTCCCCATCATGCGCGTGCCGTTGTCGATCAACGTCACCTGACCGCCAGCGAGAAAATACAGCGGACCTTTGCCTGCGGTGACAAATGGCGTCGGAGGAGCGGTGACGAAAATTGCACCATCGAGATATTGCGTGTTGTCCAGAATCTCCGCAATGCTGACCGCCGCAGCCCCGGTGGGCTGATAGGTCGTGGTGAAAATCACGTCTGCGGCTTGGGCCGACAGCCACGTCACAACCCCGGCTCCGTTCCAAGGCAGCCAGCCCATCTTGGGTTTGCCCTCAGGGCCAACATCGATCAGCCCTTGGCGGATGGAATACTGCGCCATGACGATGTTGCCATTGGCGAGCAGGATATAGGCGTAGCTTTCTTCAAACTGCCCCGGCGCACTTGGGGCCGCAATCGCAATTGCATTCGATCCAGTGAACAGATGCTCATGGCCCTGCGAGACATCATCGACCACGTAAGGACGATAATAAGCGCCGGGAGCCTGCACCGCGCCAACACGCGCGAGTCCAGCCTTCATGTAGAGGATCGATTGCTGAATTGGCTTTGGTCTGACGTTCGGCGCGCAGCCATCCGAGCTTAAGAGGTTGAACGCCACCGATCCCGGCTTAAGCGGGTTCTGTGTTGTAATTGGGATATAATAGATTGCGTTATCGCAGAACACGAACTCGCTCGACTCCATGCCGGGCTGCACGAACAGCACTTGCGATTTGCCGGGCGATAATTCAAATATTGCGCTCGATGACGTGACCGTATCGTCGAGAGCAGACACAAATATATCTTGTGGCAGAGATATTGTCCCCCACGCAATACCGGACGGACGCACCGGAAAGTTACAAAACCCAAGCCTACTCTGATCATAAAATACAGACGAAGGATACCCCCTATACAAATTCATCACTTCGTCGTCCCAAATAGATACCGCATTTGGGACGGTTACCGAAGCCGACGACACGGTGACGTTACCGGACGGACCAGCGATTTCGTCGCTCGTCGAAAATTGAATAATGCTATTACTTGACGATGGCAAAAGCTGGGCAACCAACAATGCCGTAGTTGCGAAAGTGAACGCCGCGTTTCCTGAACTATTGCCCGTCCAAACAACAGGTTGATGCGTTACAAATGGAGTTAATGTCGATAAAAATATGGTTATGGAACAATAATTCGTAGCGGGGTAAAGATACGCACCAGTTATGATGCCGGTGGCCCCTGAAGATACTTGGCTAACACTGTCGCCAGCAACAGGGGCGGCGCCAGTAATAGAAGAAGACAATTGTAGCTGCTGCGTGTTTGTATTGCTGACGATAATACCCTTAGCGCCGGTTACTGATCCGACCACTTCGTCACCAATGTTGATTGCTCCCTGCGATGTCGACACCGTGAAGGTCTGCGACGGCGGCAGCGGTTCGACGACAGATGCCGTGCCATATTGCGAGGGGCCGGCGGTTGCGGTCGTAAAATCGGAAAGAGTGACGCCTGTAATAACAACTTGTCTGCCGCAATATGTCAGACGTGTTTCAACCATCCCTAAAACAAGAATTGCCGAAGACATCGTAATGTTAATGTTCCCTGTTGTAGCGCTTGGCAAGAGGGTTACATCTTGCGGAGAAATACGATCGAATATTGTTCTTTTTTGTCCTGATGGCGTAATTGTTTCGGAATAAGTGGCAAGTGTCCATGTCGACGTTTGGGATATACCATCCCACGTCAAAACCTGTGGCCGGTTTGTTGGAAATCCATCAGCAAAAGCAATGTATATAGCAAGAGCTGCGCCGGCGGCGGCGGCGAACGATACGTTGTGAATTGTCGTCGAGGTCCATGGAATGGCCGTAGAGCCATCGCCGAGATTGGTCGAATTGAAAACCTGCGTCCCCGCCGCGTTGTAAACCCTGAGATAGCCAGCGCCGAAGACGAGATAAAAGACGTTTCCCGGCGACATCAGGACTTCTTCAACCCGTCCTGCTTCTGGAAACAGCGCGCGTCTGCCGGGGCGGTTCTTCACCGCTCCACCATGCAGCACACGCCAATTGGAAAGCTGACGGCAACCAATCTTCATGATCGGGTTTTCGTCGGCGCGCTTCATCGACAGGTCGAGCTCTCCCCCCGAGAAGTCGCGCTGCGCCCCGATGATCTTGGGGATTGCCATCGGCTATCAACCCGGTCCGCCGCTGCCGCCCCAATTGTTCAGGCCGTTGGGCGGCCACGGGCGGCGGACGCGGCGCGCGGCGGCCATGCGCGAATTGAAAAACTGCCGCTTCGGTTTCTGCTGGTCGTAGCGCGTGCGCGCCATCTGGAGCATCTTTTCGCCGGCCATCCACATCTTGTCGGCCTCGCCAGGGTCCTCGTGGAGCCCGCGGTAGATGCCGGACATGACGAAGGATTGCAGGGCGAGCAGAAGCGTCGGCGTGCCGTTGGTCGAATCGCACAGCGCCCCTGAGTTCGAGATGTAGCAGAGCGTGACGGTCGCAGGGACCTGCGGCGCGGCGGGCGGCGGCGGCCCGCCTTGGGCGTTGCAGACGATGACAGGGCCGCTCGGCGTCCCCATAATGTCGTACAGCGTCAGCGTCGGCGTGTTGACCGTCGGTGCGTCCTGGTTGATCTTGATCCAGATGATGTGGACGCAATCGCTCGGGATCGGGTAGGCCGTGTCCCACGTCACGTCTTGCGGCGCCGTCGGACTGGCGGTCAGCGTCAAGACTTGCTTGGCAAATCCCCAGCTATGGCTTTCCGCAGCGTACCCTAGGCCCGCCTGATAGGCGGGGTCGCAGGTGTTCCACTCGTCAGAACCGTCGTCAGCTTGGGCGACTTGGTTGTCGCCGGTAGCTGACAAGGCGCGGTTGACGATGCCAAGCTCGTCGAGCGGGAACTGGTAAGCCATGCCGCACCTTTCTCCGCACGGCAGGGCTCACGCAATGATCTACTGGTAGAAGCACTGCGCGTTGACGGTCGCGTTCGTAGCGCCAGCGCCGAGAGCGGGCATCGACACGGAGATCGCCGTGTTGACGGCGGACCCCTGGAGCGGCGGGTTGAAGGTCTGCATCAGCGGCTGTGCGGCCACGACGGCGCCCAACGGCGCGGCGAACGTCATCGTGCGCGTGCCGCCAAGAAGGCCTGTGATGGTCGGGTTGACCACAGCCGCGGCAGTCGCGCCGGCCGCCTCAATGTCATAGCCCGTGAGGTAGTTCGTCTTGGCGGGCACCGCGGCGCACGTCGCGGTCCCGGCCGGGTTGAGGCACATCTGCACAGAGCTTGGCGCGTTCACGCTTGAGTTCGGTGTCGGGAACCAAATCTGAGCGCAAGCGAGCGAGGCCGACAACAGCCAAACCGTGAGCGTGGTGAGCAGCTTTTTCATCATCCACTCCAACAAAAAAGGCGGCGGCGATTTCGCGCGGCCGCCTCTCGCGTTGTTCCTCGGCAAGCCTCAGATGGTGCCGGTCGCCGCAACTTCGTCCCAATCGACCGAGACGGAGAAGTTCCACACGCCGGTCGCCGGGACCGTCGCCTGAATGACGATGCCTTCGTTCGCGGCCAGGATCAGCGGCCATGCGTCGGGACCGTAGCGCAAAAGATCAGTCGGCGGGACAAGCTGGGCGCCGGCCGTCGCGACATTCTGCGTGACTACGCTGGCGATGGGCGTCGAGTCGAGCGTGCGCGTGCCGGCAGTCAGCGTCGCGGCCTGGGAATAGCGGAAGTCCTGGAGCGCGGTCGTGCCAAAGGCGGTGCGGCGCTTGGCGTTGTTCGTGGTCAGGGTCGCCGCCGCGCCGCCGGTGTCGGAAGCCGAGAAGGCCCGAGCAACGAACAACTGGAAGTAGCCGGGCGTGTTGGCAAAAGCGGTCGTGCCGACGTTGGCCTCGAATCGCACGCGCCGGATGACCACGAGCGGCCCGGCCGCGGCGGCGCTGCGCAGCGCAAAAATTGGGGCGGCGGCGGCAAGGCCCGCAGCCATGACGGTCGTGCCGTTGACCGCCGAGGCCGAATAGGAGCCGTAGGCGCCGACGTTGATGCCGCGCTCGTTGACGCGCATGGCGTTCGTGTTGGCTTCAATTTCCAGGCCGTTGCCGGTGGAGTACCCTTGGATGGCGAGCATCAATCTCTCCTACGAATTGAAGGACCAGGCGACCGACCACGCGCCGTAGGGCTGCGGCTGCTGGAGCCCGATCGGCTGCTGACTGGCGGCCCCACCAAACGGCGTCCCGGCCGGCGTCGGCCAGTCGCGCCCGCTCGCCGCAGCGTTGATCACGATGTTCCCGGCGACAACCTGTGCCGAAACCATCGGCGGGTCGGCCGAGTGCTCGTCGGCGGAGTGATCGCCGGTCGCGATTGGCGTGATGGCTGCCAGGAGGGTCGCCGCCGGATCGTAGGCGTCGGCAGCGACGATCGTGACCTGAGTGTTGGGGGAACCTGGAAACACGCCAAAGTTTACCGTTGCGACCCCGTTGTTAGGGGCGCCCGTCAGATATTCGAGTTCGGCGTATGCCCAGCCTTGGGCCACGAGCGTCGGCGAGTCAAGGGTCGATACGACAACGCGGCCGAGCGGGTCGACGATATAGAGAGCGCCCGTCACGGGGCCAAAGATCGACTGCTGTTGCCCCATTGCAACGTTGGCGTCGATCTTTTGAAGTGCGACAGTCGCCATCGTTTCGTCTCAGGTCGGGGAATACAGGCTGTAGAAAACGGTCAGGTTGACCTTTGCCGCATCCGACCAATTGGTGTGGGCATTGATGTAGATCGGGAAGGCCTTCGGCACGCCCGTGCCGGTGGTCGTCGCGCCGACGGTGCGAACCAAGATCGCCGAGTCGGCGACGTGGACGAGACAGCTCGCCGCGCAGGTCACGGCCGAAGCAATCGTCGCGTCAGACGAACCGGCGATGCCGATGTCCAATCCGCCGGTCACAGCCTGTCCGGCCGTTTCCTGAATGACGAGGCCGACGATGTAGGACCCCGCCGGAAGGACGGGCGCCTGAGCGGCGGTCGTCTGCGCGGTGATGCCGACCAGCGAGACGGAGAACAGGTTCGGGCCGGGGAACCATCCCTGCGACTTGAAGTAGCCGAC